TAAAATAGGATATAGTTTAGAGTAGTCAGCGAACTCCTCGCCGCTGAAACTACCCTTAGCTGTATCTATCGCTACATTGTTCTGGAACTCTATATATTCTATAAATGCCTTACCAGCTTCAAGTTTCATAAAGTCTTTCCACTGGTTAGCAATTAATTCTGTATTGTCTTTCATTTTAACTCCTGTCTTATTTAACTGGTCGTGAACTTGCACTTAATGCTGTACTTGGTTGTGCTGCTCTAGTCCTTCGTATGTTATTACTTGAACTATCTGCTCCACCTCCACCTTGTTTGCCTGTTTGCGTTGCTCGTCCTCTAGCAGTATTGCCAAAAGAACCTTGTTGACCCATTCCAGATAGTGATTCTACTGCTCCTGGTGTCATCTGTGCATTACCTTGTACTAGTGCTGGGTCGATAGCTTGTCCGTCAGGTCCCATAACTGCAGGTGCTGGTGGTGTAAGTAATTCATTAATGTCATCTTTAGACATATTAGGGAATAGTGTTTCATACATCTTCCTAATAAATGCTTGTTGATTTACTAATGGGTTATTCATGCTGAACTGTGCTGCAACTTGCATTGATTGTGATAATGCTGCATTTTCTGCATTTGCTGTAGATTCAAGCACTACTCGTGGTTCATATTCACCATAGTAAACTCCTGGTTTGTAATCTTTCCAAGTAATGCCATCATTACCAATCATACGAACTGCAGTAGTAGTATCAACAAAGATTTGAATCATCTTGTAAATAATACGTGATAATTGTGCAAATCCTTCATCTTCTAAGTTCTGTACCTTAGTAGTAAATCGCATAGATGCTTGATTTAGTTGTGCTTGTACTTCTGTAGCTGTGGTCCTACTAAACTTCTGTGATACACCTTGCACTGCTGCATCTGCTGCTGTTGCTGTACGCATAACCTGTGTTAATCGTGCAATCTCTGTATCTGCAGCTGGACTAATCTCTCGTTTCTCAAGTACATTTAATGCATTCTTTGGAATTGGGATTATGGCACCTGGGGCTGACACAATAGATGGAGCTAAATGCTTATAGCGTGGGTCGATTTGCATCATGTTATTCAATGCATAAGCTAGGTTATCTCGCTTTTGACTTGAAGTGTCATTTAGTGCCTCTTGTGTTGGCAACACTACCTCTACGTCCCCTCGTGCGAAGAATAAGTTACTATCTACATAGTTGCGTAGAATTGCGAATGGTAAGAAACCTTTGATTTCTGGAATTGTAATTTTAGAATCAATAGTCTCTCCATTGATAACTACTTTTTTAGTTATAATCTCTTCACTCTTTTGGAATGGATTTTTCTCATTAAAGATAATAGTATCTCTATTTGCAATCATCACCTTTTTGTATTGAGTAAAGTACACAATAACTTCAACTTGATCTTTAGATGCGTCTTTACCTAGTGTAGTACCAATATATTGTTCTTTGCGGTCTTTATCTAGTTCATCACTACTACTATTACTAGTAAGGTTATCTAGGTTATTATATTTAGGTACTGTCTTACCGGTATCTACATCAATCTTTTTCTCTGACTTAAGTTGAGCGATACTAGTTAAGAACCTGTAACCTGCATAACGAGGGTATCCTGGTTCTTCTGGTTTGTTCATATGTGTTGCTGTTGGGCCTACGAAGAAATCTGATAATGGAATGTGTTGTATTAATGGTTTATCATTTTCCCATGATACCATAAAGACACCATTACCATATATAATCATATCTCCAACCCAGTTAAGAACTTTCTCTGTCATATTATTGCAAGACCAGTAGTAATCAACCAATGCATTTAATACATCAGTATCTTGTTCCTGTGATTCTTTTAACGGCATGTATTTAAACTTAGGTTTAGTTCCTGAGATATTAGCTTTCAATGCCTCTACAATAGAGAATACTTCTGGCACAAAGTCATCAGCCACTCCATCATACCCTCTGTCAGTCCTAATACCATTATATGCCTTAAAACATTTAGACCACGTGTCTTGATATGTTTGTTTAATATACTGACGAGCTTGATTAAAATCTTTAATAACACTAGCAAGTAATTCTTCTTGTGCTAGTTTATCGCTCTCATTAACTTTTGGTGTGTTATTTTTTTTCATCTTTTATTCCTATTTTTTTTACGGTCTATTATATTCTTTGGTATATATACTTGTAGTGATGATAGATCATTATCTCCCCATTCAAACAGTTGAAATGCTATTGCTTTAGCCATTACTGTATCATCGTGTTCACCAGATTCAGCATTAGTTCTACCTCTATCATCTTTGACATATGCAAATGCTTCTTCTATAAATACTGGGTCTTTATCTTTATTTATTCCATCCCTAACTAGCCTAATAAGAGTGTTTATTGCTAATCTTTTAGTTTTAGCATCAGTTTTCCATCCTAGATAAGACGTTGGTTCTTCAAAGTCCTCATCGTAGCCTGATTCCCTTTTATAGAGATTTGTATAGAATATATCTCTGAGCTTTTGAACTGTTGTAAGTCCGTGGTTGTTAATTTCAACACCGATAAGGGCATAGTTATAGTGGGTTCCGATTGCTGCAAGGATTTCTCCAAACCTATCTGGGTCGATATGTCCTCTCCATCTAGCAACTGTTTCCATAGTTGAGGTGTCAACAACTTCAGCCACACTATAGTCACCTGTAGCAATGCCTTCTGCCACGTCTGCACCGATTGCATATTCTTTACCATGTATAGGTTCTTTCCATATCTTTAAAGGTCCATTGTTTTCTTCTAACTTCTCATCATAAGGTATATATTCAATCTTATAATCTTCATACCCATTACCTATATCTATCTTGGCTCGTACTATATCTTCTTCATTATCAGCTTCTCTTTCAAGTGCTTCCAATGATATTTGGTCAAATACATTAGCTCCACTGGCAATAAATGCTTCATGTGATGTAGTTGGGTACTCTTGGTACATTCTTAGCTTATCAGATGCAAATTCCTTAGACTTTGACCTGTAAAAGCGTAACTTACCATCAATATCTTCATCACTTACTTCATAATGGTCTCCACTCCATGAATCATAACCTTTTTTCATAGTTGAAACAAGGAATTCTTCATATTCACTCAGTCCACCAACTTCTTCACCTTCCATTGTGTATTCATCAATTAACCACCATGGAAAAAAGAATGGTACAAAGTTATTTTCACCTTTTTCTGCATTGCGCCACTCTTTATGAAAGTAATTACCACGTCCTTTAGCTGTTGATTCAAGAAATATCATAGTATTAGGTAGCATAGGAACTGTCTGCATAATAGAGGCAACTAATTCTTCACCATTTTCCCACTCACCTACCTCGGAAGCGTGTAATAATTGAATAGTATCTGAACGTCCAGCACTTGTGTTCTTTGCTGTGGCCGTCTTAATCAAGCTTGCTAGACCTATTTGGTTTCCTTCATCGTCATATCGTTCAAATGATAAGTCAGTTCTAGTATTATATTTAATAGTAGGCTTGAAAATTGGGTTGGAATTGTCATAATAACGTCTAAACATCATGTAAAGGTTCTTTGCACTAGCCTCTTCGTGCCCAATAATAACACTTGTAATGTTCTTATGTGTAGCGGTCCACCAGTAAATAATAGCCTCAACTGCCGTACTTAAGCCCATCTGACGAGCTTTCAGTATAATAACTCGTATTGGAACTCCCTGTTGTATGCACCACAACACGTAGTCTATAAGAGCTTTTTGAGGCTTATTTGGCTTAAACTTTACAATTTTAGCATATTTATCCTTAATATAGAGGTTATTCTTAACAAATCTATAGAAATCATTACTAATATCACGGATTTGTTTTAACTGTTCTTTGGTTAATTTTTCATCCATTAACTTTCCTATATTCTATAATTAACTTGTTAATAAACTTTGATTTATTAGGTAGTTTATCGTAGAACTCTTTATTCTCTTCCCAGATATATACTTGACGTTTATTCTGGTTATATACTTTAGTATTTGTTGTTATTATAACATCATTTTGAGCCATTGTCAATCCTTTCTGTGTCTAATGCTTCTTTGATTTCAAGTAAACGTTCATTAATCCGTTGTTTATATAATCTTACTGCTTTGTTTTTTTCAGCACGGGTAAGGGTTTTATTCTCTTTTAATAGTTTCTTAAATCCTTTAATACCAAAATCAAATGGGTGCGCCGACTTTGTTACTTTGTTAAATAGTTCTGTTATCATCTTGTTCCATTCTTTTTAATAATATCTCTACACATAGAGACATTTCTTTAATATCATTGTCCATGCGTTCTGGGAATAGTTCATAGTTTTTTAACATATTCATCCCATAGTCCATATATTGGAGCATCTCCTCGTTAGATAGACTATTTAATACTTCCTCTACTGAGCTTTCTTTATAATACCGTCGTTCCATTATATTGAATTACCCCTAAATATAACTATAGCACTTG